TTATGCCTTGGGAAGCTATGGATGTTTGTACTTCCTTGAGTGAAATATGGGTCATTCCTATTGAGGAAGTAAAATCTATAATGCACAAAAATCTGAATGCGCTGTTAAATAATTGAATTCTGAGTTTTGTGTCTGGACGCTGGCTTGTTGCATAACCAGCTGTATGTAAAGCTAAGTTTCTTATTTCTATAATTTAGCTATATACTGACAGTCGAGACTAATTGCCCCGCCGCCTTCCTCTTGCTTAGCTCTTTATCAATCTTCTCGATTAGATCATCTTCCGGCAGAGCAATCCTCGCAGGCTGCTTGTTAAGCTCTGTCTGCAATGTCGCTGAATTGATCATCGCTGCCCCTTCCTGCGCTGCCTTGATGAATTTTCCCGTTGCCTTTTTCCTGAATCCCGCAAACCCTTGATTTTATTTGAGGACGAAAAATCCAAACTTTAGAAGCCATCTATACTATAAAAAGCCTCGGCACTCCACCGGGGTTTTTCATTTAGCATCTCCTTTTTTAGTTGGCGCGGATCAATTCAAGTTCATTCAGAAAATTATATCAATATACAGAGGTTCAAACGGCAGATATTTATGCTATATAAGCGCACAAAAGAATTAACCTGCACTTAAAAATTCGTTTAACACAATATTATGAACCCTTTGATCCATAGTAACCCATAAATTATGCGTAAAAAATGCTTGTTTTGTTTGTCTTGGGATACTCACGTCGAGACCGTCGGTATTTATGCTGTCGGCGTGTGGGGTTATTGCAAGATATATATCGATAAGGATGATGTGCGAGTGACCAGACATCATGAGTGGTGCGCGTTGTTCACCGTGAATTTTCCCTTGATTCTATTTGCGCTTGAAAACCGGCAAGCTCTGATGGCGTAAACTCCGGCCCTATCGGATAAATGGTATCATCTAAAGCCTCAGTCTCATTTGCAGGCTGAGGTTTTTTTCGTTTCGCTTCGCTTCGGCTTGGCGCGGCGCGGTTCTGGTCCAGCTGAGCTGAGCTGGAGTCAAAATTTGCGCTAAAAGTTTTCACTTTTTCCAAGGAATATTCGTTCATCAAATCCCGCAGTTCAAGAGCCTTCCGTCCTATCTCTGCAAGCGCGAGGACTTCCTTGTCAATATGTTTATTGACCATTTCACCGACGCCAGTCAGATACCATGTGCCGTTATAACCAAGTTCAATAATATTCTTTACTTTTGCGGACGGCAAGTTATTGCCTTTGGCTTTCATGTAGTTGCTGATATTGGCGTAATCAATCCCTGATTTAGTACAGAAATCCTTTTGGGATAAGCCTGTATGAGCGAAAATACGTCTCAGGTTGTCGCCGATTTGTGGCTCAGACAAAAGCATAGTTAAAATAATTTCACTTCTTTTAAAGAAAGTTATTGAATTTTAAATAATATTCTTTAAATTGTATGCAACAAAACAAGAACAGTAATAGTACAAATATACAACAAAGATGGGCAGTATAAAAGTTCTCGCAGGCGGCAGGAAACGAAAGCCCACTATAGTGTGCGTGAGTGATTTAGTGAACGAGATTAAGCGGGTATCGGGAAAAGAGTTATCGCTTGAGGCTGCAAGGATGAGGGTGTATAGGAATGAGCCGACAGCTATAAGGTGTCACACCGAAATCATGAAACGTGAACTGGCTAAACAAGAACAGGAGGCTGAGGAGCTGAGAGAGAATAAGGCTTTAAGAGTTAGGGTGTTGGCAAGTATAGAGAATGTCGGAAAGCGATCAAACACCGTCAGCAGGATAAATGTTGAGAAGTAAAAAAGAAAAGCCCACCAGTTAGAATGATGAGCTTTTGAAAATCAAATAACTCCAAACCAAAGGTAGGGAAAAAATGGAACCAACGCAAACGGCGCGGGTGCAAATGATGAAGTTCAGTGAAGGAGCAAGATACTTGGGGATGAATTATCCGGCTTTTTTAGCAGCAGTCAAGAGAGGGGACTATTTAGTCCGAACTCTCCCAAACGGGAAAAAGAGAGTTATCGCGGAAGACCTTGACAGAGTATCGGAACCAGAAATTTTAGTGCCGGTTACAAACCGGAAAGGAGAAGTAATGATTTTTGAAGACGGAATGACGGCATTGGTATCTGTCTCAGAGAAAAAGCGAATCCTAACCGAAACGAGGAAAGCTGTATGAGTGAACCATCATCAAGACTCTACCGCCTCCAAGAGATCATAGGAGACCGCAAGCAAGGGATCGCACCGATTATCCCGGTAAGTAGATCAAGCTGGTACACAGGGATCCAAGAAGGCAGGTATCCGAAGCCGGTAAAGTTGTCAGAGAGGTCGGTCGCATGGAGATCAGAGGACATCGAGGCGCTTATTTGCCGGTTATCTCAAGGTGGTTGGAAAACAGTGGCTTAATCAAACTTAACAGGGAGAATGAAAATGGAATGGAAGATGCCAATGAATCCGATCACGTCTGATAAAGAGATCGAGCTTGATGCCTTGAAAGCTCTTCTTGAAGCGGCTAAATGTGATGCTTTGGAGGCTATAGCAGTTTCAGAATCTCAGCGATACGCACTTGGCAGCATATCAGCACGCTTTTATCAGATAGCGGAAGACATTAGAGCTTTAAAAACCAGACAGGAGATTGCAGCATGACTTTAATCTTACAAGGCAATGACGTGCTGAGATACCACCCCGAAACAGGGTTACCGCTCACAGCAGAGGACTTCACGATAACAGAGATGGCAGACGGACGGACGATATACCATATCGGGGATATCAACAATCAGCTAAACGGAGATCAAACATGATACACTTCGAGACTGTCGCAGTGGGATTTATGGTGCTGGAAGTGTTGCAGGTTATCAAGAAAGAGCGCAGAGAAGTAACGCTTTAATCAACAATCAAAACGAAAAGGAAAAAATGGCAAGAGCATTACCGCTGGACTGCAGGCTCACAGATGTTGAGAAAATAGAGAGAGGGTTTACCCTGTCTGGATTTGTTCAGGACTTGAAGATACTTGAAGAGGAGAAGAAGGCTTCAGGTCAGGAGTTCAAAGAGAAAATCGACAGCAAGGTGTTCGATGTCCGTAGCCTTGCAAAAATCATTAAGCAGGGTTTTGAAATACGGTTGGTCGAAGTTGTGGAGGAGAGGGATTACATCAGATGCACCGTTTCGATAGTGAGGACTGATACCGGCGAGATCGTGTCAACAAGGTCGATGGCGGTTGAAGATGCTCAGGAAGAAATGGCTTTTGATGATGACCGGCATAACGGCTCCATCGCCTATTTGGGTGAAGGGTGACCTCGGGAAAAAACGAAATCCCAACGCGCTAACGTCAGGATTTCAGAACAAAATCTAACCATCTGCTAAAAGTAAGGAAATACCATGAGTTTTAAAAATGATCAGGATTGCCCGGACTGCTTAGAGTACACGGCAATAAGGGAAAACAATATTGTGGACGCGGACGCGACATCATCAAATCCGATGATTACCGGGATCAGTACAGATATAGAATTACCTAATCAAGCTCTTCTCCGCGAGAACCTGACGGAAAAGGTACTTGCTAATCTGGAAAAAAGAGCGATTGGGTTGACAGTAGATGGAGTTGATGATAAGGCTGGTTTTGCTCTGGTAAGAGGTACAAGGCTTGAAGCAAAGGGGCTGAGGACAAGAACCGTCAAGGTCTGCAAAAGTGGTCGTGAGGATGCTGTGAAGGTACAGAAGCAGTGGATCGCAGCAGAGAAAAAGATAACTGACCGGCTCGATGCTGTTATGAACCCTCTCCAGGCAGAGGAAGATCGGATCAACAGGATCGTTGAAAATGAGCGACGGGAACGCGAGGAGGCAACCTTCAAACGGGTTACTGATAGGGTAGCCGCCTTTGCTTCCGTAGGAATTACCATGGACTTTATAGACGCTCGTGACATGGGCGACGAGGAGTATGCCGATACTCTTGCAAGTGCCACATTTTTCTATGAAGGTGAACAGGCTGAAGCAAAGATTGAGACCGAAAGGCTTGATGCGGTTAGGATCGAGGAAGAGAGGCTTGCTCAGATCAAAGCTGATGAGGAAGCTGCCGAGAGAGACGCTCTTTATGAAAAAGCAAAAGCTGACGCGACAGAGTTTGTAAAAGCGCAGGCCGACTTGCGGATAGCTCAGGAAGAGCTTGAGAGACAGCGCAGGTTAATCGCCAAACAACAAGCAGGCATTGACGCTGAGAGGGTTGCGGCTGAGCAGGCTGCAGCGTTTAAAGATGATTTCCCAACAGTCCCCACGGTAGAAACTCCGGCACTTTCAGACTCAGAAATCTTACTGAGCCTCGCTCATAACCTTGACTCCTTCCCAATACCGAATTTACGCACTCCGCATGGGTTCGATATATCTGTATGGGTAGCGGCAGAGTTGGCGGATATCGCTACCGCTATTAGGCAGAAGGTGGCGAAGCTTTGAGCAGCAGCTATGAACGGATGCTCGACCGGCAAATGAGCACGTCCTTTTGGGGGGAGACGCAATACAGCGGGCTCCGCAAATATGAAATGGACGATCCGGACAAGACAAGAGAACAGATGGATGATGTGGAAATAATCAACAATCAAACCGAGGAGAGACAATGAGTGAAAAATCAACAGCAATGGCAACGGTGCATGAGGGTGCAATAACTCAATCCTCACAGCTCCCCGGACAGTTCAACAAGGACCAGGTCGATCTGATCAAGTCACAGATCATCAAAAACGGGAGTGATGATGAGCTTAAAATATTCCTGTATCAATGCAGTCGGACAGGGCTTGATCCTTTTGCCAGGCAGATATATGCCATCAAAAGATGGGATGACGAGACAAGACGAGAAGTTGTTGGCGTACAGGTTTCAATCGATGGCCTTCGTCTTATAGCCGAGAGGACAGGGAAGTACCGAGGGCAGACGCCTATCATGTGGTGTGGAAAAGATGGCGTGTGGAAGGATATATGGCTATCTGAGGAGCAGCCATTAGCCGCTAAGGTTGGAGTTGTAAAGTCAGGGTTTATAGAGCCGCTTTACCGGGTTGCAAGGTTCTCAAGCTATGCTGCCAAGAAGAAAGACGGATCGCTGACAATGATGTGGAGAACAAAGGGCGATGTCATGATCGCAAAGTGCGCTGAAGCTCTTGCACTCCGGACAGCGTTCCCTCACGAAATGTCAGGCCTCTACACAAGTGATGAAATGGATCAGGCGGAAAATGATGATCTGAAGCCAACGGAAAAGCTAAAGCCAGCAAAACAGCAGGCTCTTCCACCTCCACCGCCAGCCCCAATAGTGCAAAAGGAGGCGATGACTGATGATCAGGCGAATACCATTGATGACATGTGCAAAAACCGGAACCTTTCCGAAGAGCAACTGAAATGGGTTGGAAAGAAATTTGCTGTAAACACCGCAGAGATGGGTGATTTCATAATCGCAAAGCTCAGTGAAGTACCTCTTAGGGAGGTAGCAGCTTGAAGAAAGTATTCTGGTTTGACGTTGAAACAACTGGCCTTGATCCAAAAATCCACGGGATCATTGAGTTCGCCGGTCTTATAGAGATTGACGGCGAGGTCGTTAATCAACTCAGCATAAAGATGCAGCCCCACGCAGGGGCTGTTATCGAACAATCAGCTCTTGACGTCACAGGCATCACGGAAAAGGATATCAAAGGCTTCATGCCTCACGTTACAGCTTGCCGGATGATAGAGGCATTCCTTAACAAGAGGTGTTCGAAGTTCGACAAGAACGACAAGTACTATCCTGCAGGGTTCAATGTCCGGTTCGATCTTGATTTCCTTCAGGTGATGTTCAAAAAGATGGACAAGTATGGTTTGGGATCATACCTAAACTGGAAAGCAATTGATCCTCTGTCTCTCCTATCAATAATGGACTACAAGGGATCAATATCTCTGCCAAGCTATAAACTGGCCAGCGTCTGTGAGTACTTCGGCATCGAGATCCAGGCGCATGACGCCCTTAGCGACATTACAGCGACAAGGGAATTGGCTTTCATCCTAATGGAGAAGATGAACGCATGAATGGAAGGCAGACAAAAGATCAGGTGCGCGTGTTCCTGATCTTGCTCTACAAACTTCCTCCAGCTGATCAGTTAAGGTGGTTTGAAATGTGGATCAGGGCTGAGATTGAGAGCAGTGAGATGAGGTCTCAGAAAGTGATTGAGAATATCAAAGAAGATTTAGGGCTTAACAAAGGAAATGAAAATCAAGGAGAGTTATCACTATGAGATGTATAGCAGAATACGCAATCGTAAAAGATGGCAAAGATGGCGTGTGGACAGATTATGATACTCAAAAGATGGATAGACTCATGATCGGAGGGTCTAAAGGTATTGCGCTCGATGTAACCAGAACATCAGGAGCAAGAATAGCTGACAGGGCTTATAAAAATCGCGATAGTGCTCCAGGATTAGTACGCCGCAGCCGATGCGGAAGAGTCCCTGGTGAAACGACAAAGACGATTGATGACTTTATCCTGCAGATAAATTCCGTTGAGTTGCCTGTAGAGCTTCTTACTCTTGATCGGATGAGAGCGCAGAAAACCAAGACTAAAGATCGGTACCGAATCATGGTATACCTCAACTGTTTTGCGTTCCATTTTCCAAATACTTACCTGATTGATAGTGTTGATGATGCTCGTAATGAGTGCCTTAGAATCGTAAATAATTGCATAGCAGAGCGAAATAAAAAGATGATAGCAGCATGAGTAGCGAATACCGATACACGCACGATAAGTCGGAGAGCGGTAAAAAGAACGACGGCTTTGATGGGAAAGGAGTACAAAAACTCCGCTACGATCTGGTACCAGTCAAAGCGCTCAAGGCAATCGCAAGAGTGTTCACCTTCGGATCATCGAAGTACGGCGACAATAACTGGCGTATCACCGAACCGAAAACTCGGTACATAGCGGCAGCATTCCGCCACATCGAATCCTTTCGAGACGGGGAAGCGCTCGATCCAGAAAGCGGAATACATCATCTGGCACATGCGGCATGTAGCCTGATTTTCATCTTGGCTATAGACCTTGAGAATATGTTCAACCCGGATCCCCATGGACTTGATGACTGAACCGACAACCTTCGTTTTTCCTGGAGAGCTGATCAGCAGCAAGAACAGCAGACGGCAGAGAGCGTTCAAATCAAAGTCAGGCAAAAAGTGCCTTGCTCCGGTAAAATCCAAACTGGCTGCAGCTGACGAAAAGCGCATCAGGGATCTGATCAAGAACAACCCGAAGTTTGTAATGCAGTGGCAGTTATCAATGCTTGGTAAGCGATACCCTGTGAGGATTAGATTCATGATTTACCGGAAAACCCATCGACGTTTTGACCTGATTAATATTGTGCAAAACCTTTGTGATTGTCTGGTGAAAGAGGGTCTTTTGCCGGATGACAGCGCGAAATACTTAATCCCTGTATTCGAGCCGTACCGGGTGGATGCATTGAATCCAAGAACCGAATTAACCATTGAGTGATGGCAATCGAGATCGACAGTTTCATAAAGCTCCAGCGGCAAATAACCCAATGGGAGTGGTACACAGACACGAACACGAAAAGTCTGTTTATACACTTGGTTTTGATGGCCCAACACAAGGACACTGAGTGGAGAGGAATAACCCTTAAAAGAGGCCAATTATTGACCGGCAGATTGCTCTTGTCGAAGCAAACAGGACTGTCAGAAAGGGAAATTCGCACCGCAATAAACAAGCTAAAAACGACCAACGAAATAGCCGTCAGAACGACCAACCAGTTTAGTGTTATAACTGTTAATAATTACAACACTTACCAAGAGAAGAAAGATGTTGATCGACCAGCAGAACGACCAACAGAAAGGCCAACGACCGACCAACGAGCGACCACATGCAAGAATGTAAAGAATGATAAGAAGAAGACTCTTAATACAGATAGTGTGAAAACGCCTGTTTTCACCATACCAGAAAAAAGAGAAACAGCTGATCTATTCATCTCAAAAGGGTCGACAAATGAAGAGGCTGGACGGTTCTGGTACTTTTACGACAGCAAAGGCTGGATGGTTGGGAAAGTCAAGATGACAAACTGGACTTCTGCTGCTTACCGATGGATTTCTGAAACCAAAAAACAAGAGGCAAGAAATGGAGCATTTAACGGCAATGAAAAACGTGATGCTCTCGGGCTCACTAAATCAGACCATTTCGCCGCTTCAGAGGCATGGGCGCAAGAATCACTCGCATCAATCAGAGCACGTGATGGCTGTGAGCAGCCTGCAGGAAATGAAGGGCAAGACCTACACAGAAGCGATGGCCCGGTTTTACTCGCACTTGCTACCTGACGACGTGGCGATCAAGGCAAGGGCGTATATGAATCGTTTGGCTGGAGTGTTTACAGAATATCTGGTATCTGACACCGAACTTAAGGCGGTTATGCGCCAGTGCAGAGAGACGGAGTTTACCGGAACAAGTTACATGCCTCTCCCTGACGAAGGCGCATTGATCAGGATTATCCTTGATGTTCAGTCGAGGATGACTGTTGAGAGGCAGAAAGAGCCTGAAGTGTCGAAGTGTGAGTTCAGTGACGTCGGGAATACGATGATCTGTTCCGATGGAGAGGTGATTGTCCGTGACGCTTACTTTTACCGCTCCATGATGGCGATGACTGATATGCTTTCCAACCTGTACCCTATAGAGTGGATCGAGGGAGCTTTTGATTTGATGGATGACAAGCACAAACAGCTTTACCGGAATGCTGATCTTAAAGGAAAACTGGCAGTGATGACAGATCATTTCAACAAACTGGATTTGCCGCCAAGAGTGGCGCTCACTTATGACGAGTGCTCAAGGGAAAGGGAACAGCTTGGTCAATGGAAGAGATACAAATAACCGACACAAACAGGAACGGAAATGAGTAAAGGAAAAAAAGATCAAGCCTACTTCTGCGACAAAGCCATGAAGGGCGCAACAATGAACATTACCCCAAACGCAGAGCTTATCGAGCTCACGTTTCGAGATGGATCTTACTTGACAATCCTTACCGAGCGGAAAGTTGAGGAAGCCGAGACAGAAGCGCAACTGGAAAGAGTCCTGAGATAAAACGAATACCCTCATAAACCACAAACAAAAACGACATGGAACTCTCAAAAGAACCAAGGCAGCAGAAAACCCTTTCCCTTGAAGGAGCTATTCAATACTTGTTTGAGGTCTACGGGCTGAAGATTGCACGCGCCACAATCTACAAGAAGCGCAGCCTTGAGCCTGAAACATTCCCCGGCAGGCGTTCACCTTTTGGGAGACTTGTGTTCGACCCTGTAGAGCTCGACCGTTATATGTTGACTGGAAGCGCACGAGCAGCAGTTGAGGATGATACCAACAACTAAACAAAAAATATCATGGCAGGAATTAACAAGGTCACAATCCTCGGCAGACTCGGAAACGATCCAGAGAGCAGAGCAGCCGGGGAGACAACGGTCACGAACTTCTCGATAGCGACAAGCGAGAAGTTCAAGAACAAACAGGGAGACGTCCAGGAGAAAACTGAATGGCATCGAATTGTGGCATGGGGAAAGTTGGCAGAGATATGCGCACAGTATCTCACGAAAGGCGCTCAGGTATATGTCGAAGGGAAACTGCAGACAAGATCATGGGAAAAGGAGGGAGTGAAGCTGTACACAACAGAAATCGTCATCAGCGAAATGCAGATGCTTGGAAGTAAGAGCGATCAAACGCAGAGTGCCGGACAGGATCAGCCATACAGACAGCCAGCGGCTCAATCATCGCAACCATCTCCAGTGGCAAATGACAGTTATAGCGACGACCTGCCGTTTTAATTGACCAGACATAACCTTTATCAACTTCAAGGATTAAATGCCGTCACGAGTGCGTCAGATATACCAGACAAAGTGCATTCGTTAAACACTCAAGGATATTTCGTAACCGACACGAAAAAAGATTGTCAATGCAAGTTTCATATCCAAATCCTGTGACGTTCAAGAAAAAAATGAAAAGCATCAATACTGGCGAAGTGAAGCTCTCCAGGTCTCGCAATTATGTGGATGAAAAGGAAGGAAAAAACCTTGCGGAGGTTATTCGTTACGATGGCATGTGGTTTATCGTCGATCAGCCGACAGGTGCGTTCGAGAACAGAGATAAACTGAAAAGAATACCATGGCAAGCAGTCTATACTGGCGAAACAAGAGATGAGGATTTTGTCGTCGATGGCTATACCAGAGAATTCGTTATCGAGAAAACGATTGAGATCCTCAAGCGCAGGAAGGGGATGGAAGCATTTAAAGGACTGATGCGGAAACGATACGTGCAGCAGGCAGTAGATGACTTGATATCCGGAAAGGATGGCATGAGGAAAAAATGATGCGGACAAAATCGACTGCAAAGATTTGTACAGTGCATCTTAACCAGCCTGACTTTAAGAGTATTTAAAGCGTTAAATAACCTATTAAAATGTTATATTATAATAAGTTAATTTTTAATGTGGAGGTTTGGTTAACGTTAAAACGAGGAGAAGACAATGATCTACACAGGCAACTTTGCAAACGAAAAAATTTATCTCGATGCAGGACTGACTCCGATCAGTATCGCGAGGTGGGCGAAGCACTTTACAGGGCGAACATACCAGAAACTTGCACCTCCTTACTCCATCATCAAGATGGAAGGAGAGGCTTTCGTCAGGCGGTATTACAGCGACGTTCTGGATCGGCTGAATGTCAATGAAGTGGTGGAAGAGATTGATGCAATATCTCACAATCCGATTCTGTTGTGTTATGAAAAACCAGAGGACTTATGCCATCGGCAACTGGTAAGAGATTGGCTGGTAATATGGGGATATGAGTCAGAGGAGTATCGCACAGTTACCGAAGCAAAGGTTTTACCATCAGACGAGACACTGAGTTTATTCGACTGATCTAAGCGGGAAAGGTGTAAGGGTTGCACGCAGTCTTTCCAAGACTGAGGGGTGGTTCAAATCCACGATCCCGCTCCAAAGAGGATGAAGGGCAAAACGAAAAGTCTCAATCATGTTTATAGGCTCAGTACCGCCGGAAGTTAGAACATTGTTTCAGGGGCTTGTTCATGAGTCCGGACACAAGAAATTTTACATCGGTTGCTCAGGCAACTTTTCTGTTGATAAGGTCATCGCAAAGATGGACTGTGAAGTTCACTCAAACGACGTCTCTCTTTATTCCCGCCTGGTCGCTGATGTTGTGCTTGATACTGATACTGAAATAACCGTCACCAGTGAAGATTTAAGGCATGTGTTTGCTCTGTGGCCAGAGACGAAGTACAAGAAGCTCATCCAGGTCATGTTTGCCATGCGACTCTCAAAGTTTGAGCCAAGAAAGAACGATTACCAGAAGTCTTTTTACGACGTGATGATGACCGATTCCGCCCGGTATTATGAAAGCACTGTGGAGAAACTGGGTAAAGGAGCCTTCGATTTTAAGATCAAGAGTTTCGATTTTGGCGATTTTATCGGGTTCCTAAAAAACAAAGATGGTGGCGTCGGTATTTCTTTCCCTCCCACCTACAAAGCAGGGTACGAGAAGATCTATGATTTCGTTGAAAAGTCGTTTGAGTATGACCGGCCAAGCTATGAAATATTTGATCCGAAATCAGCGGAAGCGCTCTATGGCCAGATGCTTAAGGACGATCAGAACATCTTCTGCAGCGATCAGGATTTCGAGACGCTCCAAGGCTACAAGACGGGTGTTGTTCGGTTAGGGTCCGGCAGACATTCCCTCTACGTTTATTCATCCCTCCAGAACCGTCAGTGCTACTATTACGAGCGCAATGCCAAGGCGTTCAAGAGTGACATTGAGCTACTCTCAAACGAGGAAGTGCTGACAGAGAAAACGAAGATCACGGTCAAGCTATGCGCCACCGACCAGATCACCTATTTCAAACATTTGTTCATGAGTTCCAGGGTAAACTACAGTGCCGGTGGCGACTTTGGTGTGATGTTTTTTGCCGACGGAAAAGCCTTCGGTTTCGCTGTTTTCTCCAAGATGCTGTCGACCATGGAACTGTGTTATCTGCACAGTGATTTTGTTGTTCCCTCGCAGACGAAACGACTCAGCAAGCTCCTTCTATTCCTGCTCCGTACAAAAGAGGTCAGGCGGTTTATAGCAAAGAAGCTCACTCACTACTATGACGGGCTGAAAACAACAGTCTACACTGACAACGCTGTTTCCATGAAGTACCGCAGTGTGTTCGAGCTGGACCGAAGAGACAAGGGCAAGCTGATGTATTCGTGCAAGTTCAAAGATGAGTCTATTACTCAAGCATATTCGCAATGGTTCAACAAGACAAAAACGTCTCATGCCAGAAATTCAAGAAATAAGGTCGAAGCTCAGTGACATTAACGGTCTTATTGAACCGTACAAACTTGCTTACGTCAGCCCGAAGGATGATTGCGTACACCTCGAAAAGAACGCGCACTACATGGACAAAGAGACGCTGGAGCGACTGACGCACAATGTTGCAGCTGATGGCTTTCTGTCTCAGCTGCCTTTCGGCATGAAAAGAAGTTCTGACGGCAAGTTCCTGATCCTCTCAGGGAACCATCGTTTGACTGCAGCCACAAAAGCAGGCCTCAGCTATATTCTCATCCTCTACATTGAAGAAGTGGACAAGAACACCCAGCTTGCTTACCAGCTTTCTCATAACGCACTTGTAGGGCGTGATGATATGCGAATGCTGCATGACATCTACAAGGAAATGGATACGCTGTCAGCACAGGAGTTTTCCGGGTTGAACGGCATCCAGTTTATTGACTTCGAGAAGATCCCGACACAGACGATCAATGACAGTGAGCTGGAGTTGACAGAGATGAAGTTCTTTTTCATTGAGCATAAAGCAAACGACATCAAGAGAGTTTTGACTGAGCTGGAAGCGCTCAAGATAGATGAGAATAGTTCCGTCGTTGTTGGTGACTTCGAGGCATTCATCAAGGCCATGACGGACGTGAAGAAAGTGTATGGTATCAAGAGCAATTCAATCGCCTTCGCAAAGATGATCCAGATATGTGATGAGGTATTGAGAGACGAAGCCTTATCGTAATGGCAAAGAGAGGGCGACCGCCAGAGGACCTTTATCTCAAGTGGGTTAAAGGCAAGGAAGAGACAATCATAGCGGACTGTCGCAATGGTGCCGATAATAAAAAGATCGCTGAAAGACTCGGTTGCGGTTTAACGACTCTCCTCACGTTGGGTAGAGAATATCCAGCGTTCAAAGTACTGGTCAAGGACGGAAAAGAAGTTGCTGATCTGAAGGTGGAATCAGCCCTTTACCGCAGTGCTCTCGGGTACGAGTACGAAGAGACGGTGACGAAGGTGACGATAAACAAGGATGGTGTAGGTCAGACGACGCATGTTGAGAAGAAAAAATGCCATAAAGCTGGAGATACCACGGCTCAAATTTTCTTCCTGAAGAATCGTAAGAAGGTATGGAGGGACACAACGAATGTTGAACTGACCGGCAAAGACGGGTCACCTCTAAACGATCCATTATCCCATGAGTCATTGAGAGCTGAAGCGATCATGCTGGGAGTGAAGTATGATCAGTAATCATGAACTGGCGGTTAGACTGCACAACAAGAAGCTGCTGTTGCGTGATGCGCGAACAGACTTTTGGATATACCGGCAGCAGATGAACCCGTCACTCAAGCCCGGTTGGTTTCAGAAAGATTTGGCGTACAAGCTCCAGAATTTCTATGAGCGTTTTGTTGCAGGAGAAAGGCCGCGACTCTTCATAGCGACACCTCCTCAGCATGGAAAATCCACATCGGTTATCGATTTCATTTCATGGGTAGCAGGCCGTAGTCCCGACTGCAGAAGCATATTCGCCAGTTATTCAGAGAGGCTTGGTACCAGAGCAAACTTACGCCTGCAGAGGACGTATGACAGTCACATCTACAGAATGATTTTCCCGGAAACGCGCATATCATCGACTTCGTCCGAAGGAATCCGGACAAGAGAAATGCTTGAGTATGTAAAGCATGAAGGCTATTTCAGGAACACGACGATAGGCGGCCCGATCACTGGAGAGTCGCTGGATTTAGGGGTGGTTGATGATCCAGTGAAAAATCGTGAAGAGGCGAACAGCCCGACCATGCGAGAGAAGTTATGGAGCTGGTACACAGATGACTTCTTTACGCGGTTCAGCGAGGATAGCGCTCTTCTCCTCATCATGACACGTTGGCACATCGACGACATCGCAGGCAGGCTGATAGACACCGACCACGGGTTTGAGGTCGTGAAATACAAAGCCATTGCTGAAGAGGACGAAGATTACCGGAAAGAAGGGGAGCCGCTGTTTCCAGAACACAAGAGCCTGAAGTTCCTGATGGAACGAAAGGCATTGATGGTTTCGACATCATGGGAAGCCTTGTACCAACAGAGTCCAGTTCTGGCAGATGGCGACATGATCAAAGCAGAGAAGATCACCATTGTTGACAGAATACCGGGCAAGATTAAACAGACGGTGCGGTATTGGGATAAGGCAGGAACTGATGGAGGAGGATGTTTCACAGCAGGCGTGTTGATGCACAGAATAGACGATGGTCGCTTCATCATAGCGGACGTTGTTCGTGGTCAGTGGAGTGCTGGAAGGCGAGAAGTGGTCATTAAACAGTGTGCTGTAGCTGACAGAGAAGAGGCAGAAGTGTGGATTGAGCAAGAGCCTGGCAGTGGAGGTAAAGAGTCGGCAGAGAACACCGTTCTGAATCTTGCAGGCCATGATATTCACGTCGAGAGAGTGTCCGGCAGTAAAGAGATACGAGCTGAACCGTTTGCCGCACAGGTAGAAAACGGAAACGTCCTGATCCTCAAAGCTGAATGGACAAAGGCGTTTCTGGATGAAGCGAGATTGTTTCCGAATGGTAAGTACAAGGATCAGATTGATGCAGCTGGCGGAGCATTCAATAAAATGACTCTGGGAACAAGAACCACAGGACTGCTTGACTACTACGAGCGAGAAGCAAGGAAGGGCAGGGAAGAGCAGGCTGCATAAAGTTTGAGTAACAGAATAAACTCCGAGATGGAAAACCAGATAAAAAGACCGATCAGCGACCTCATGTTGCAAACCGTCATCAGGGGTGGTCAGTTCATCGACCCTTCGCAGCAGTGGATGGCCCCAGGAGAGCCGATCGCGGTCATGGCTCCACCAGAGGTTGTTGGTCGGCAGTTTGATTATCCTGTCGGCGTTAATGTCAATATCAAACCAAGAGACGCAGAGCCGATAACCTTTGCACAGCTCCGGTCAGTCGCAGATAACCTGGACATATTGAGGCTTGTTATCGAGACCCGCAAAGACCTTGTTTGCTCTCTTCAGTTCCAGATTGTTCCAAAAGACAAGAGTGAGCCTGACAGCCGATGCAAGACTATTCAGGAGTTCTTGGCGCTACCTGATAAAGAACACACTTGGCAGGAATGGCTGAGAATGGCGCTGGAGGATTTGTTGGTTATTGATGCTCCAGCCATTTATCCCCGCCTCACAAGAGGAGGCAAATTGTACTCCCTTGATCTTATCGATGGAGCTACGATTTCAAGAAAGATCGGATTGGATGGACGTACTCCGATCCCGCCGCAAACAGCATACCAGCAAGTGCTTAAAGGTGTTCCTGCAGGAGACTTTACCAGTGATGAGCTTATCTATAAACCGAGAAACAGGAGGACGAACAAGATTTACGGCTTCAGTCCTGTCGAACAGATTGTCATGACTATCAATATCGCGTTACGCAGGCAGTTGAGTCAGCTTCAGTATTACACGGAGGGCAGTACGCCAGACTCCATTTTCACTTTGCCGCCGGATTGGGACATCAAGCAGATTGATAAGTTCCAGACATGGTGGAATGAGACTCTTTCAGGCAACTCTGCGAACAGGCGGAAAGCAAAGTTCATTCCCGGTGGAGTGCAGTCAATCAACACCAAAGAGGGATTGCTGAAAGATGAGTACGATGAATGGCTGTCAAGGATCATCACGTATGCCTTCAGTGTTCCAAACCAGCAGTTTATCAAGCAGATGAACCGTGCTACTGCCGGAACAGCGCAAGATCAGGCAGTAAGCGAAGGGTTGACTCCTATTCTTGGATGGGTTTCGTCACTGGTTGAGTATGTCATCATCAAGTATTTCGGGTACAATGATTTGATGCTGAAGTGGGTTGATAGCCGTGATCCAGACCTTGCACAAGAGGCAACCATAAAGCTGCAGACAGCTCAGGCAGACCAGATCGACATTGCTTCTGGAGTGCTTGACGCTGATGAGGCGCGGATTGCAAGAGGCCTCCCACCTCTCACCCCGGCACAGAAAGAAGAACGCAAGCCAGCCCCACCATCGCCTCCACCAGCTCCTGTTGATGGAAATGGGAATCCAGTGCCGGATGATCCGAAGTCACCAGATGCAACAACAGAGGAGCCAACGGCCAACCTCGAAAAAAAAAAGCTCACTCCATCCCACCGCTTAAGCGTGACCGGCCCGAAATACTGAAACTGCAGGTTGAGCTTGAAGAATTGGTCGCAGGCTACCTGACGAAGAAGAGCAAAGGGATCATTAAACAGACTGTGAAACTGTATTCGGCAGTGAACAAGGCCGATGATTCCTATGAAAGAGCAGATAAGATTCTCTCAGAAATAGATATTGACTTTTCCGATCTGGTACCTGAACTGAATGAAGCTCTTGCTGTTATAGCAAAAGAAGGAGTCAAGGCAGGTGCAGCTCAAATAAAACTGACAGACGCAAACGTAATAACCCTCGCCAATGAACGTGCCGAGGAATGGGCTGCAGACAGGGCAGCTGAACTGGTAGGGATGAAGTGGATCGATGGTGAGCTGGTGACGAATCCAGATGCGGAATGGAGTATCAGTGAGTCAACGCGCGACATGATCCGGTGCGATGTAAGTAACGCAATGACAGACGGGTGGAGTAACCAGAAGCTAAGAAACGAGCTAGTAGATAATCAAGGGTTCTCGAAAGATAGGGCGATGATGATAGCCAGGACAGAAACCGCTTTTGCAGATGTTCAGGGTAATCTTGCAGCATACACCGAAGCGAAAGACACGAGCCTCGATGTCAAGGTGCAATGGCTGACGGCAGGGGATGATCTCGTTAGCGAAGAATGCGAAATGAACGATCAGGAAATCAGAGAGATCGGTGACGAGTTTCCGAGCGGTGCTACTGAACCGCCTCAGCATCCAAACTGCAGGTGTGTGCTGGCTCCTGTGGTTGTGGATATTTCAGAACAACAGTAGATATTTGTAGCTTAAATCTTTGAGGGATAAATTCCCCGCTAATTGCGGTAGAGAATATTCATTTTCAAAAAAGGCAAGTTAAGCAAGGAATAATCAAAGTGGATTTATCATGCATTAAAGCTCTCATCAATGCAATCTCTGCGATAGCGGCTTTAGCGGCTGCAATCCTTTGGTATAAGTCTTCTGTCGTTATTATCAGACCTACCGAACAAAGAGACCAAGAGGGATGGACGAGTGCTCAGATCACTGTGCAAAGTGATTCAATGGGTGACTTTGACCCTTTTCTAACAGGCATTGAGCAATCCCTA